GGCTATAACCTGAAGCCGGCCGCGGGTATCTTCGTCTTCATTGAAGTAGAGAAATTCGTAGACTTCCTTGGCGAAATCGGCGTTGTCAAAATCTTCCGTTGGTTCCCCTTCACCGGCTTCGTAGGACGCAATACCTACCCATTGGGTGAATTCCTGTAAGTTTTCGATTGTCATATCGCCGCCGGCCGAAACCCATGTGCCATCGGGTTGCAAGGTGAAGCGGTAGCCGTCCTCGGTGGTTATTCGGCGGACATCCCCCCTTTCGGCATTAAGCGCCATCAACAGCGCCAAGCGCGCGGTTTCGTATGCTTGGCGGGTTTCGCCGGTCGGATTATTTTCGAAAGCGCGGAAAGCCTCGTTTAAGGCTTCCTGCGCGGTTTGGGTTGCTTGGTTCATGGTTTCCCCTTTTTAGTGAGCGGTAACTTTGGCGAGCCGGTAGATAGTCGGATAATGCTTTGCGACATAAGCCGCGGCTTGGGTGAGGGCTTCGGTTAAACCTTCCGGCAAAACCGCGATTAATCTATCGTTGACTATCAAGACATTCCGCGCGCCGGCACGAACGATAATCATCCCTTCAAGATCGGCGGCGTAATCCGTTGGCTCACCTTCAACAATTGCACCGATCCATTCCATGCCACCGGCTACCTGACTATCAATTTCAATCGTTACTAGATGCTCATTCATGTTTTCCCCTTATCGCGCCCTTGATTGAGCGCATGAAGGAATACTAGCAAAACCATGCAATAGTTCAAGTGCCAACGAATCATGTGTTCCATTGTATTTTCTAATCGGTAGCCTGGAAGCGATAGGGTTGCTATCGGTCGCAGCGGCTCGATAGCCTGGATCTATAGCCAGCTTGATCGCCGGATTGATTTTCTGTAATTGTTCCGGTATTGTGCGGCCGAGCGCTCAAGTGAGCGGAGCGAACATCGGCACAGCATGAAAACTCCAAGTAGAAAACAACTAAGGGAAACAATAAAGGGGAAAGATATAAGCGCTGTCTTATCTATCCCTCGTGGAACCCTTACACAAAGACAGAAAAGATTCGCATCCGCGCTTGTACTGGAGGGGAAAACGGGAGCGGATGCTTACCGCTCCGCCGGTTACAGCGCCAAGGGGAAACCAAAGACTATAGGTGATGCAGCAAGTAGGCTTAAAGCGGATTGCAGAATACAAGCGGAAATAGAAGCGCTGGAACGGGCAAAACAGGTAGCGGCGTTGCATTCGGCCGAAGCTTTGCGCTCGCTTGTAATTTCAACGCTCACAAGCGCGATTATTGATCCCGAATCGAAGCCGGCAACGCGCATTACCGCGGCGAAAATACTCGGGCAAGTAACCGAAGTAGCGGCCTTTACCGAGCGTAAAGAAATAACGCACGTGCAAGACAGCGGCGCGATTCGCTCACAGATATTGGATCAATTGAAATCGATGATGCTCAGTACAACGGACGCGCAAGACGTTGATGCAACGGAGCTACTCGCAGAATTGTCCGCAGAGGAACCCCACCCTAGGGGCATGCCCCCAAATGCAGAACGGGACTCCGGCGCGGATGTGCATAGTAATGAACTCGAACCATCCCAATCTTTTTCCGATACCCAGGATGCTGGCGAATCCAGCGAACACCCCCCGTCACCTTCAGAAACGCAGACCCCCGGGGGGGATATTTTTGGCGAAAACGACGGGGATACAAATTTGACATGACGTGTCAACGTTGACAGGTGGTGCCATTTTTACAACGATGAAAATCGAGATAAATAGAGAGATGGTGCGTCGTCGGCGGGAGATGACGTATGAGGAATGTATGGAGGTGGGTATGACGCCGGCGCAGCGGCATGTGTTTTTGATTATTGATGAGTGGTGGAAAGAGCGTGGGTTTGGCCCTTCTATCCGGGATATATGTGAGTTGCGTGGGAAGGGTGGGATGGGGAATACGCATGAGATTATCAAGCGGTTGGTGAAGCTGGGTGTGGTGAAGAAGGTGAAGGGGGCGGGGAGAAGTGTGCGGCCGGTGTATATCAACTTCAGGACGTTGGAATAATTGACGACGTGAAAATAAGGTGGTTAGGGGAATGTCGTGAGTCATGATGAAAAGCTAATGTTGGAGGCGTTCCGGCTGTTGTATCAGGTGTACCGGGAGCAGAAGGCTGGGCGGAAGTATTACCGTCCGGTGTCGATATATCCGACCTTGGCAAAGATACAGAAGCGGTTAAACGGGCCTGTGCGGCAAAATGAGTTGTCGATAGTGGCGATGAGAGAGAAGGCGAATAGTCCGTGGACTTGAGTGAGCTGATAGGTAAGTTGCCGCCGGCCGAGCAGGATAAGTTGCTGGAGCAGGTGGCGCAGTACCGAGATGCGGTGGCCAGAGAGCGCGCGCAGAGTAAGTTCATGTCGTTCGTGAAAGAGATGTGGCCGGGATTTATACATGGCAGACACCACGCCATCATGGCCAAAAAGTTTGAGGAGATCGCGGAGGGGAAGTTGAAGCGGCTGATCATCAACATGCCGCCGCGACACACGAAGTCGGAGTTTGCGAGTTACTTATTGCCGGCGTGGTATCTGGGGAGAAACCCTGAGAAGAAGGTAATCCAGACATCCAACACGGCCGAACTGGCGGTGGGATTTGGTCGGAAGGTCAGAAACCTGGTGGACAGCGACCACTACGCGAAGATCTTCCCCGGTGTGGGTTTGCGGGTGGACTCGAAAGCGGCTGGACGCTGGGCGACAAGTCACGGCGGGGATTATTTTGCGATTGGCGTTGGCGGTACTGTTACTGGTAAAGGCGCCGATCTATTAATAATAGATGACCCGCATTCAGAACAAGAGGCGAGACTCGCGCAGGGCGATCCGACGGTGTTTGACAGCGTGTATGAATGGTACACATCTGGCCCACGTCAGCGTTTACAGCCGGGCGGGGCGATCGTGATGGTGATGACACGCTGGTCGGACAAGGATCTGACTGGCCGAGTGCTGAAATCAGACGCGACAGAGTGGGAAGTGATCGAATTCCCTGCGATTTTGCCGTCGGGAAACAGTCTATGGCCTGAATTTTGGCCTGTAAACGAGCTTCTGGCGCTAAAAGAGGAGCTTCCGCCGTACAAATGGAACGCCCAGTACCAGCAAAAGCCCACGGGAGAAGAGGGTGCGCTGGTAAAAAGGGACTGGTGGCAGCTGTGGGAGGCAGATAGAGCGCCTCCGTGCGAATTTATCATCCAAAGTTGGGACACGGCGTACACAAAAAACCAGCGGAGTGACTATTCTGCGTGTACGACCTGGGGTGTTTTCCACAAAGACGAGGATGAGAACGATGTGAACATCATTTTGCTGGATGCGTGGAAGGGAAAAGTGGAGTTTCCCGACCTAAAGCAGAAGGCAAAAGAGCTGTACGACGACTGGGAGCCGGACGCCTGCATTATTGAAGCGAAAGCAGCGGGTGCGCCCCTGATATTTGAGCTGCGCAGGATGGGCGTGATGGTTCAAGACTTCACGCCGACACGCGGCAACGACAAGTTCGTGCGTCTGAACAGCGTTACAGACCTATTTTCTTCCGGTAAAGTGTGGGCGCCGGACAAACGGTGGGCAGAAGAGGTGATTGAAGAGTTTGCCCGATTCCCGAACGCAGAGCATGACGATTTGGTCGATTCTGGCGTACAGGCGTTGATACGATTTCGACAAGGCGGCTTCCTGCGGTTGGGTTCCGACGAGGAAGATGAGCCACTGGACCTGCGGCGCAGGCGCAGTTACTACTGAGGATAGACGATGGCGACAAATATAGACAAGGCGCTGTACCAGCTGCCGGTGGGGATGGACGAAGCGCTCATGGAAGCGGAGCCGATAGAGATTGAGATCGAGGATCCCGAGTCTGTATCTATAGGATTGGGTGATTTAGAGATCACCTTGGAAAAAGACGAGGAAGAAGACGAGTTTTCCGAGAATCTGGCCGAGAAAATGGCGACAGATGAGCTGGAATCCTTGGCCTCTGACCTACTCAGTGACTTTCAGGACGATATCGACAGCCGCAAGGACTGGATGAAGACGTATGTCGACGGCCTAGAGCTGTTGGGCATGAAGATCGAAGAAAGATCAGAGCCATGGGAAGGAGCCTGCGGTGTCTACCATCCCCTTTTATCTGAAGCGCTTGTTAAGTTTCAAGCCGAGACAATCATGGAGACCTTCCCAGCTTCGGGTCCCGTTAAAACTAAGATCATTGGCAAAGAAACGCCGAAGAAACGAGATGCGGCGGAGCGCGTTCGGGATGACATGAACTACCAACTGACGGAAGTCATGACCGAGTACCGGCCTGAACATGAACGGATGCTGTGGGGCTTGGGGTTGGCGGGGAATGCATTCAAGAAGGTGTACTACGACCCAAGTCTTGGCCGTCAGGTGTCGCTATTCGTGCCGGCGGAGGACGTGGTTGTGCCATACGGGGCGAGTAACTTGGAATCTGCGCCGCGCGTAACGCACGTCATGAGAAAGACCAAGAATGAACTGCGCCGCCTAATGGTAGCGGGGTTCTACAGAGACATCGACCTGCCCGAGCCAGAGAACTCGCTGGACGATATCGAGAAGTCGATTGCCGAAAAGATGGGTTTCCGCGCAACGACGGACGATCGGTACAAGATTCTGGAGATGCAGGTGTATCTGGATCTGCCGGGGTACGAGGACACGGATGACAAGGGCAACAAGACGGAGATTGGTCTTCCGTACATTGTCACTATAGAGAAGACCTCGCAGGAAGTTCTGTCAATCAGAAGAAACTGGCGGCCGGAAGATGAGACCTATCAGAAGAGGAACCACTTTGTTCACTACCCATACATTCCCGGCTTTGGCTTCTATGCCTTCGGCCTTATTCATCTTATCGGTGCTTTCGCTAAGTCTGGTACTTCTATTATTCGTCAGCTGGTTGATGCTGGGACTTTATCGAACCTGCCTGGCGGTCTCAAGACTAAGGGAATGCGGGTCAAAGGAGATGACACTCCAATTGCACCCGGCGAGTTCCGAGATGTGGACGTCGCGGCCGGCACAATCAGAGACAACATCCTCCCACTTCCGTACAAAGAGCCGAGCCAAGTACTTCTTGGACTGATGAACCAGATCGTCGAGGAAGGCCGCCGGTTTGCTGCTGCGGCTGACTTGAAGATCGCTGACATGTCGGCCAACTCACCGGTTGGCACTACCTTGGCTATTCTGGAGCGTACGTTGAAGGTGATGTCTGCGGTGCAGGCGCGCATTCACTACGCCATGAAGCAGGAGTTAAAGCTCCTGAAAGACATCATCCGTGACTACACGCCGGACTCCTACAGCTACATGCCGGTAGAGGGTACGCCCCGTGCGAAGAAGTCGGACTACGACGATGTGGATGTGATCCCGGTATCGGATCCCAACTCGGCCACGATGGCACAGAAGGTTGTGCAGTATCAGGCGGTGATGCAGATGGCGGCGGCCAACCCACAGATCTATGACATGGTGGAGTTGAACCGTCAGATGCTGGAGGT